GTTGCATGTCCTAATCTTTGAGCAATGTCATAAGTGCTTACGTCAGCACTTAGTAAAATTGCAACTTGAGAATGTCGAAGTGAGTGTATATGGTATCCTTCTCGTTTAATTTTTAATTCAGCCAAGTTATCTCGTAAAGTTCGATTTAAACTCTTTGAATTAGGGAAGCCATTCCGTGCTTTTGACCAAAAAACTTTTTCTGGATCATTTATCTTTAGTTCTTGGATTTTTTTCATTATAAAATCTGGAACTCCAATTGGACGAACAGAAGACTCATTTTTAGTTGGACCATATTCTTTTTGAGAATAAACCCAAGAACGGCGAACTTTAATAGTATTATCTTCAAAGTCTAAATCCTCCCATTTAAGCCCAGCCATTTCGCTTTCTCTAAGTCCAGTGGTCAATCCTAGTAAAATCATATAGCTACCTGGAAAATTAGGATTAGCAGCGTTATAGAGATGATTTAGTAGTAATTTTATTTCATCATATTCAAGATAATCTACTTTTAAATCATGATCTTTATTAAATGCTAACTGGATATTCTCAGTAAAGTCTCTTGTAATAATTCCATCTTGAATTGCTGACTTAACGCAAGTGCGGATAGCTCTATGCAATTTTTTTACTGTATTTTTTGCATGATTTTCTCCAAATTCATTAATAACTTTCTGATATTTGGAGCGATTTATATTTTTGATTTTGGCAGCTCCTAATAACTTCCTTATTCTTTTTCCTTCAAGATTGTATTCAATAAGGGTATTAGGGGCGACATTGCCTTTCTTATAGGTTTTAACCCAATCATCATAGTAATCTGCAAAAATAGGGTTTTCAGTAACATCTATACCGTCATCTATTTCCACTGCAAGCTTATTATCCGTTTTTTCAGCTTCACGTTTCGTTTTAAAGCCCCGTCTGGTTAGATAGTGCCGTTTGCCATCAATATCATACCAAGAGCGTTTTACGTACCATTTCTTTGATTTTTTATCTTGATAAACTCCCATACTATTCCTTTTTCTTATCTTTTTTTCCTAGCATCTCGACTATTTTTTCAAAGTCTTCATCACAAATATCTTTCTCTTCTCCATAAGGATCGCATGCAATAATTCCTAGTCTTCGAAGTTTTTCCCGATTGGTTAGCATTTTTGTCACCTCCTTTCAGAACACCAGTTCTATTGAGCTGTAAAAATAAAACCAGCGTTAACTGGCTAAAATATTTATAAATTTAATAACTCTTTTTTCTTAGCTTCAAACTCTTCCTGTGTAATGGCATTCATATCGAGTAATTCTTTTAATTTTTTGATTTCATCTAAAGAACTTGTGTTACTTGATGAAGAATCTGCGATATTTTCTTCTTGTTGTTTAGTAGCATTCATTCCTGCTTTAATTATTGCCATGATGTCATACAATTCGTTATAAGCATTTTGAGCAGTATAACTGTCACTTTTAGTTGTTTGCGTAAGAAAGGGAATGGCAAAAGTCGAGCCATCTTTTAGCATAATAGATAGTCCTAAATAATCAAGATATTCTTTAGTAACTGAATTTGAATGACCTTTTGTTTTTCCAGTAACGCCACCAATGACAGCTCCAACAGGACCAGCAATTAGACCACCGGCAACGGATCGAGTAATCGTATGTTTCTTTTTGCTTGTACTTTTTGTTTCTGTCTCATTGTGGTCTTGTTGACTAATATCATAAGTTTGAATATCAGAAAAACTAAGTAGTCTATATTCTCGAGACAAAAGTCGACGACCTATTAATATTTGATTAGACTTTAGATCAAAATAAATATTTGAATATTGAGTTGCTTTATTAGCAAGAAATGTATTTAGCAATTGTTCATATTCTTGATCTTCTTGTTCTCTTTGCTTTTTCTTTTCAGCTTTTGCTTCTTTGCGCTTAGCTGATGCATCAGTAATTTTTGGGCTTAAATTATCAAATAATCCCATAATTATCCTCCGAGTAAAACATTCACATCAGCTTTTAAAGTCATCAGAATTGGACTTCAAGTGATATCTTATCTCTATCTTTATTTATTTGATGTTTTAATCTCTCTATATCAGCTTTTTCAGCTTGAATTTCATGTTGTTGTTCTTCTTTACTTGTAAAGTAAGAAGGAGTTTCTTTATAAAAATTAATCAGTTTCTTATCATATTCGATGAATGCTTTGAAATATTGTATTTCTTTTTCGTAATATTTTTTTAAGAGCTTGCCATCATTCCAATTTGGATAATCTTCATCTAAACAGAATGGAAATTGATTATTTCTGTGTAATTCCCACAAAGCTGCATACTGTTTAGCAACTTTTTTTCCTTCATCAGACAATATGTATCTTTCGTCATCTTCGATTATCCAACCTCTAGCAATAAAGTGTTGCAAAAGTTTATTGCCATTAATGTTGTAATCGTAGTAAAAATACTGAGGAATTGATGTAGTCACTAAACGTCCTTTTTTGGTTCTACTAAACCATACTAATAACAACAACTGTCGCAACTTAAATTCAGTTCCCGTATTGTATTTATCATTATATTTGGGATAGTCCATATCTCTGCCGTAATAATCTCTAAATTTAGGCCTTAAATCCATTATTTTAAAATATTCTGAATACTTATCATCATTTTCAGAATGAGAGATAGAATTAGTTTCATTATTAGAGGAAGCAGACTTGCTACCTAAAATATAAAAAAATAGAAAGACTATAATTACAATAAGAATACCGATAAACATAAAACCACCTAAAATAGTAAATCGTTGTTACTTTCAAACTTTTTAGCAACAATTTTTTTCATTCTTTCAGGAATGCCAAAGTGTAACATAAACTCTCCAGGATCTTCGCAAGTATAACCTTGGGAAGAGGCATAGTCCCAAATGAGATTTAAGCCGTACAGGTCGGCTTGATCTTCCTTGAATGCGTCATCGTTTCTATTAAAGGCATCATGTTCTTGCCAGTCATAATCATGGGCATAGTACATAACCCCTTTATCGCCATTTATGCAATGCCCTAATTCGTGAGCAGCCATAAATGGAACTTCTGGAGGATACCACCAGTTTGTGTTAATAATGATAGTTTTCTGTTTAGGAAGATACCTAGAACGAAAATGTCTGTCTTCTAATCGAGACAGTATGTAACTAAGATGATGATCTTCAATTAGGTTACATATATAAATGAGTAAATCATTGTTATACATAGGCGTTACTCGTAATGAGGCTCTCCGTCATTCTTATGTCTTTCAAGGATAGCTTTGATAACGTCCATATCTTCATCTGATACAGGGCGACCGCCGTAGCTAAGAACAACAGGGTCTTTTTCTAGGTCAACGGATTTAGGCTCACTAGTTTTATCTGAACCTAATAAATAATCAGCTGACACATCAAAGTATTCAGCTAGTTTAGCTAAAGCACCGCTTGAAGGCTCAGCTTTCCCATTTTCCCATTTAGTAATAGTTTGTTGAGATACATGTAATAATTTGCTTAGTTCTGTTTGTGAGAGTCTATGAGATGTCCTCAACTCACGTATTCTATCGCCAATCATGCTCTTCAACCTCCGTTTATCAACTATTGTACTTAAATTATAATACTTTATACATATTTTTAACTTAAAAAGTAAAAAAAAGTAGTAAAAAGTGTTTACATTATAAACTATGATGTATATAATATATATGTAAGTTGATAAAGGAGTTGATAAAATGAAGCGGGAACTTAAAAGCTTACGAGTTGGAGCTGGGCTTACGCAAGCTGAATTAGCAAAGCGATTAGGCGTTACTAATGTTACAGTTTCAAGGTGGGAGAGAGGGGAAGCAGTTCCAAAGCCCAAGTATATTAAAGCTATGGCAAAATTATTTAATATCAAGGGGCAGGATATTTTTTTAAATTTAATTACTACTAAAGTTTATAAAGCCGTTACAAGATAGAAACAAATAGTGATAATAAAGTAGGTGATTAAATGCCTGAGCTAATTAATAAAGATGCTCTCATAGTTATCTTTAAACCGATTATCAAAGCTTTATTTGATAAGGAAAAGGAAGAAGCAGAGGGCGCAACAATCAATATTGATGAGTTCCGAAAGAAGTACTGCGGAGGTAAAGGCAGGGAATGGGTCAGAGTTTTCATCTTTGACGAGTTCCCAGAAGTTGATTTTGAAAATGATGGTTTTGTAGTTAACCCGCGAGGGGGCAAGAAAACAATTATTTTTAGAAAAGACGCCGAAAAATGGATTGAAGCTAACTACCACCGCATTGATTGGAATGCAAGTATTAAGGATTTGGAGAGATAAACGATGTTAAAAGTTACGACTGCTGATGTAATTAGGCAATTGGCAGCAAGAGGAGTATTCACACAGAAGAAAGATGCCGAATATCAAATTGGTATTAAAGATAGTCAAATTGTTGTTGAAAGAAAACTGTCAGTAATTGCTTACCTAGGTAACACCCTAGAAAGTGTTATCCAATTAGCGGATATGTTTAAGAAAGTAGGCACTAAGGAACAACAAGAGCAAATTAATGCAGCACTTACAGATTTAATAACGATTGGAGATCGCTGGAATGAAGCATAAGAAAACAGAATGGCTAGTTGCAATTGTTTGTTCAGAAGTAATTGCAGCAGGGGTTATATGTATCACTATGTTGGGCTATTACTTCTGGAGAGTATTTCTTTAAGGAGGTGGAAACAATGGAAAAAGAAACAAAAAAATACAGAGATCCATTTAAAGGTATGAGCTTTAATGGAAACCCTGTATCAAAAGAAGAATATATTGCAGCTTATGAAAGCTACGTTAAGCGTTGTTCTGGTGAAGCCAAAGGTTAGTTCTAGACGAATTAGTCATAAAATCAGAAAATTCACAAACTGAAACTCGAATTGTTTCTTCAAGACATTGTATTTCGTCAAAAATTTTATCAATGCTCAAAGGACTAATCAAAATGATTTCTGTGGGCAAGTGTTGAAACCATTTCGTATCAGGTAAAGTTTCAAGTTTTGTTCGAATAGCTACAGCTAATGGCTCATTATTAGGAGCAATTTCGTAATCAAATGTTACAAGATATTTATGCATAATTAGACCTCCTTTCTTGAGACTAATTATAGCAATAAATTACGTATTTTAAGGAGGTGGGGTAAATGACATTAGAAGCAAGATTAATTAGTAACAGCAACGCATTTTTTGCTAGACAAGATAAGTTGCCACTAGCTATTGATAAGTACCAGAAACAATTCCAAATTGCTTTAATGCAACAAAAAAAGCCGTTACCGACTGGCATCAGTGACGACTAAGAAAATAATATAAAAAAATCAAATTTCTAAAGGAGATTATACCACAATGATTGAGATCATGACACCCGCACAGGCTGCAACTTTTAGAGAGCAGCGTTTGAAAGAAGAACAAAGGAGGCTAGCAGATCAAGGCATTAGTTCAGCATTTGAAGGCTGGAACTTAGTAACTATCGGCGACAGTGATTGCGACTATTTAAACTTCAAGCATTTTGTTACTACTCAAATTTTCAGCCTAGGAATTGATAACTATATCAGTCGTACAGGCTGGGACAAGAAAGAATTGATCGAATACTTAGCCACTGTTGACCAATACGATGATATTTGGAAAGACGATGTCTTAGATTTCTTCGATGGACTGGAGGGTAACTACTGATGACCTCTAAACATGCCGAATTTGAAAAAGAGTACATGACTTGGCAATACAAGTTGGAAAAAGAAGCGAGCGATTGGAGAAAGAAGATAGCTGCCGAAGCCTTAACTCAAGGATCATATCAACAAGGTATTAACTGGATCAATAAGTTGAAACCAAAAATTGACGATAGTTTTCCCGGAGGAACGTTAGGAGCAGAGATCAATTACTTACGAGAAATTGCAGAAGACGCACGTCAAGACGTGATGAAACAAGCATTATCACAGAAACCTAAGGAGTAACCACTATGACCGACAAGAAAAAATCAGTATATGAAACTTTAGCAAAGGTTGATGTTAAGCCACTTTTAGAAAAGAAAGGCAAGCTAAATTATCTAAGTTGGGCTAAGGCTTGGGGCTTAGTTAAAAGCTTATACCCTAGTGCAACATATCAAATTAAAGAATTTCCTGAATATATTTTTACTAAAGAGGGTTGGCTAGCTACTGGTAGAAAGTTGGACTACCGACAAACTGTAGCAGGAACTGAGGTAGAAGTAACAGTGACTATTGAAGATCAAGATTACACTTCAAAACTCTACGTAATGGATTACAAGAATAAAGTACTTTCTAATCCTACATATTTTGAAATTAACAAAACTCAAATGAGATGTTTGGTTAAAGCCTTAGCATTTGCAGGTTTAGGCTTAGATGTTTATGCAGGAGAAGACTTACCTGAACAACCTCAACAGAAACAAACAGCACCTAAGCCTGCACAAAAGCCAGTAAAGCGACAAGCAACATCTAGCACGCCACATATGTCAGAAGATGAGTTATATAACTATCAAGCGAATTACAACGGAAATCCTAAGTTCTTATATATGATTTGGACTGAATGCGAAAAAGCTAAAAAGATGGGGCTAAATGCTAAAACAAGTGTGCCAATTGAGTGGTGGAATGCTAAGTACAAAGAACAGACTCCAGACGGAGAAGCAGTAAGACAGTTTACTAAATTTGCTCAAAAGCTCGAAAAAGAAAAGGCTACTAAGCAAAGCAAATTACCACCATTAGATCCAGAAACTGAAAAATTAATAGAAGAGTCAATTTCTTAGAAAGCGAGCAAGTCATGAATAACGAACAGCCTAATTACTATTCAATTCTCACAGCTAATGTGAGATATGACAGAGACCTTAAGGCTAACGAGAAGTTGTTATTTAGTGAAATTACAGCTTTGGCGAATAAAAGTGGGTATTGTACAGCTACAAATAATTACTTTGCTAATTTGTACGGTAAATCTAAGACAACTATTTCAAATTGGATTAACCATTTGAAAGAAAAAGGATATTTAAAAGTCTATCTTGAAAAAGATGGTAGCCAAATCATCGGTAGAAAATTATATCCAGTTGATGAACATGTTAAGGAAAATAAGGATACCCCTGTTAAAGAAAACTTGAATACCTGTACAAAAAAAGTTCAAGAGGGTATTAAAGAAAACTTTAAACACCCTATTAAAGAAAAGTTTAAAGAGAATATTACAAGTATTAATAATACAAGTATAAATAATAATATACCCGCATCTGACGATGCGCAGGCTCAAATTCCTAAAAAACTAACTGAAAACCAAGTCATTGAAATTGAGTTCGAAAAGCTATGGACTATGTACCCTAGAAAATTGGGCAAAAAAGATGCTTTAAGACACTACAAGAATTGGCGTAAGTCAAACAAGGAAAATACTTACGAGTTAATGCTTAATAAGCTAAACACTTACTTGAAATACTTAAGAATTAAGCAGATACCACTTGAATACACACTTCATGGCTCAACTTGGTTTAACGGCAGGTATGACGATGAACTTGATATGACACCTGCTAAACCACGATTTAATCAACAAGCTAAGCCAGTTCGAAGGGCTACAAACTGGGATAAGGTTCAGCAACAACAATCGCAAACAACACTACAAATGACGCGAGAAGAACGTAACGCAATTTTCAGAGAGTACGGGAGGTAACCACCATGCAAAATAGGCTAAAGAAATTGAGATTGGAAAAGAGATTAACTCTTGCCGATGTACAAGCTAAAACCAACATTGACTTTAAAATTTTAGAAAATTTTGAAAAAGGATTGGAAAATGGAATACCTAACTCTTTAGCAATTTGGCAAAAGTTGGCTAACTTTTTAGAAGTTCCAATTGAGTACCTAATGGGATTAAACGACGATAGCAAGACATTAACTGTTAACGACTTGAACCCAGCCAAAGAAGATGCTTACGAGCGTATTACGGATATGCTATGCGAAGATGAGGACGATGAAGATGAATAACGAATTAATCAAAGTAACGGTCAAGAATGACCAGCAACTAGTTAGTGCTAGAGATTTATATAAGGGATTAGGTATCAAGCGAAGATTTTCCGCTTGGTGGGAACAGAACAGCAATGACTTTAAAGAAAATAGTGATTTCCAACGTGTACTTATAAGTACACCTAGAGAAAACCGCGGTAGCATTGAGCTTCAGGACTATGCACTCACAATTGATATGGCTAAGCAGCTGTGTCTTTTGAGCCGTACCTCAAAGGGCAAGGAATATCGAGAATACTTAATCGAAGTTGAAAAGAAGTGGAATAATCCGGACATGATTATGCAACGCGCCTTAACTATCGCTAACAATCGGGTGAAGTTGCTGGAAACTGAAAAGAGAGAACTAAAAGAAGCAAATGCTAGACAAGCAGCTAAGATTGCTAAAGATGCTGACGATGTGGTTTTTGCTAAGGCTATTAGATATAGC